CGGGTGCTAAAAAAGGAGAGCCAGATGGCTATCAATTTGAAGACGACGGGCGGGCTTACCGCCAATGGAGTGAAGCTGCTTGTATACGGCGCAGCGGGTGCGGGCAAAACCACCCTGGTCAAGACCCTGCCTAATGTGATCGTACTTTCGGCTGAGGGTGGTTTGTTGTCCATTCAGGACGCCGACCTTCCTTACATCGAAATTACAAGCATGGACGATCTGCGCGAGGCGTTTAGCTGGTGCAAGGATTCCAAGGAGGCCGCTGGCTTTGAATCGGTGGCGCTGGACAGCATTTCGGAAGTGGCCGAAGTGGTGCTACACCACGAAATGAAGAAGTCCAAGGATGGCCGGGCCGCATATGGCGAAATGAATAGCACGATGCAGGAGCTAATCCGCGCTTTCCGTGACCTGCCTGGCAAACATGTGTTCATGAGCGCCAAGCTGGAAAAGTCCACCGATGAGATGGGCAAGATGCTTTACAACCCTGGAATGCCGGGCAAGAGCCTGACGCAGGGCTTGCCGTACTTCTTTGATGAAGTGCTGGCCCTGCGGGTTGAGCGCGATGCTGAAGGCGTAACGCAGCGCGCCTTGATGTGTGATTCGGATGGCCTGTGGCTTGCTAAAGACCGCAGCGGCAAGCTGGGCGCATGGGAATCCCCCGACCTGGGTGCCATCATCACCAAAATCGGTGAGCGAGCATGATGCACGCCGACCTTAAATTACTGTCTGCATTTTGGATGCAGTACAAGGCCGACGAGGAGAAGGCCCAGACTGAGCGCCGCAAGATCGAAGATCAAATGGTCAAGCTGCTGGCCATTCCTGAGAACTTTGAGAGCACCGAGACTGCCGAGCCAGAAGGCTTTGTGGTCAAGGTTGCTGGCCGTATCGACCGCAAGGTTGACGGCGACAAGGTGCAGGAGCTGGCCGCTGAATTTGGTCTAGGTGAGCACCTGGCCAAGCTGTTCCGCTGGAAACCTGAAATAAACATGACGGCGTGGAAAGCAGCCGACGCAACGATCACTGGGCCTTTGGCCGGTGCTATTACGGCCAAACCTGGCCGCCCTTCTTTCAAAATCACAATCAAGGATTAATCATGGCTTTTCTCAACGAAGAATTTAACGTCAACGAACTGCCCCAGGGCAATGGCAACTTTGAGCCGCTACCTGCGGGCTGGTACACCGTGACGATTTCGCAGGCCGAATTGAAGCCCACGAAGGCCGGCAATGGTCAGTACATCAAACTGCGCTACGACGTGACTGGCCCCAGCCACCAAGGCCGCGTCGTGTTTGGAAACCTGAACATCAAGAACGCAAACCCGAAGGCCGAAGAGATTGGCCGCCAGCAGTTGGGCGACATCATGCGAGCGATTGGCCTGGCCAAGGTGACGGACACAGACCAGCTCATCGGTGGCCAGATCGCCATCAAGCTGGAAGTGAAAGAGGATGCGCAGTACGGTGCCAGCAACGAGGTAAAGGCCTTTAAATCGGTCTCTGGAAGCGTTGCACCTGCTGCGGGTGTGGTGCTTGTTGGCGCACAAGTTGCACCTACCAAAGCCGCACCACCTTGGGCTAAGAAGTAATTTTCGGGGGGATGCGTACTCCATGTTCCGGTACACGCAAAAAGACCGGGCTTTATGAGGCAAGTCCCCCCACCTTTTAGGAGAATCCCATGAAAATTCCAGAAGTAGAAACCAACAACATCCAGGCGCTGATTGACAAGCATCACGAGGCGCAGGCCGGTGTGCCGCGTCCGCATCTGGGTGCTAGTACGCTGGGCCATGCCTGCGACCGCTGGCTGTGGCTGTCGTTTCGCTGGGCTGTGCAGCCGACCTTCCCTGGCCGCATCCTGCGCCTGTTCCGCCGGGGCCACCAAGAAGAGCCGAACATCATTAGCGATCTGCGGGCTATCGGCATGGACGTGCGGCAAACCACGGGCCAGCACCGGGTGGACTTCGGTGGCCACGTCTCTGGCAGCCTGGACGCCATCATTGATAGCGGAGTGCCGGGTGCACCAAAAACCAAACACGTTGCCGAGTTCAAGACGCATTCCAAAAAGTCGTTTGATTCGCTGGTAAAGGATGGCGTCGAGAAGTCGAAGCCTGAGCACTTTGTGCAGATGCAGGCCTACATGGCCGGGACGGGTTTGGACCGGGCGCTGTACCTGGCTGTATGCAAGGATGACGACCGCATCCACACCGAGCGCATCAAGCTGGACAAAGAGGTGGCAGGCAAAGCGATTGCCCGCGGCCACCGCATTGCGTTAACCGACCGGATGCCCGAGCCGTTAAGCGCCGACGCAAGCTGGTATCAATGTAAATTCTGCGATGGCCACGAGCAATGTTTTGGAAGCAAGACAACAAAGCATGTGAACTGCCGAACCTGCGCGATGGCCACGCCTTTGTCTGATTCCACTTGGCACTGCGCGAAGTGGGACGATGTGATTCCGCTGGACTCCCAGCGCACGGGATGCGAAGGCCACGTCCTGCACCCTGACCTGGTTCCGTGGAAACGCAAAGACGGGCCGGATGCGTTTACCGCTGTCTATGAAATTAACGGCGTGACCGTGGCCAACGGCGACCCCGAAATTGAAGGTGTGTTCAGCTCGCGCGAACTGCTGGCCAATGCACCTGCCTGCGGTAGCGGTAACCCAATAATCGCCGACCTGCGCCGAGACTTTGGTGCAAGGGTGGTAGCGTAATGCTCCGTGAATACCAACAGCGCACCATCGACCAGTTATATGCCTGGTTTGAGGCTGGTAACCAGGGAAACCCCTGCCTAGTGCTGCCTACGGGCTCGGGTAAGAGCCATATCGTGGCCGCGCTGTGCAAGGATGCGCTGCAATCGTGGCCTGAGACGCGGGTTTTGATGCTCACCCATGTGGCCGAATTAATCACCCAGAACGCCGAGAAGATGCGCCAGCATTGGCCGGGTGCGCCGATGGGGATTTATTCGGCCAGCATTGGAAAGCGTGATTTGGGCGAGCCGATTACGTTTGCGGGAATTCAGTCGGTGCGCAGCAAGGCGAAGGAGCTGGGCCACGTCGATCTGGTCATCATTGACGAGTGCCACTTGGTCAACCATAAAGACGAAGGCGGATACCGCAAGCTGCTGGGCGAGTTGAAGGCGATTAATCCAGCCTTGCGCGTTGTAGGTTTGACGGCCACGCCTTACCGCTTGGGGCATGGCCTCATCACTGACAAGCCTGCGATGTTTGACGATCTGCTGACGCCGGTCAGCATTGAGGAGCTGATTTTCAAGGGTTATCTGTCCACGCTGCGCAGCAAGGTGACGCGGGCCAAGCTGGACACGTCGGGCGTGCATAAGCGCGGAGGCGAGTTCATTGAATCCGAGCTTCAAGCCGCCGTAGATACCGACGACCAGAACCAAGCTGTTGTGCGCGAGGTGGTAAATCTTTCTGGAGAAAGAAAGGCCTGGCTGTTTTTCTGTGCTGGCGTGAAGCACGCAAACCACGTTGCCGAGGTGCTGCGCGAGCATGGGATTGCTGCTGAGTGCGTGACGGGGGAAACGTCAAAGACTGACCGGGCTCGGATGCTGGCCGATTTCAAGGCTGGGCGCCTGCGTGCGTTGACCAATGCCAATGTGCTGACCACGGGCTTCGATTACCCTGATATTGACCTGGTGGTGATGATGCGGCCAACGATGAGCGCCAGCCTTTATGTGCAGATGGCAGGCCGAGGGATGCGCGTGAAGTCGCACACCGACCACTGCTTGGTCTTGGACTTTGCTGGCGTAGTGGAGACGCATGGGCCTATCACTTCCGTGCAGCCGCCAAAGAAGGGGAGTTCAGGCGATGGCGAGGCGCCGATAAAGGTTTGCGACGAGTGCGGGGAGCTGGTGCATATCTCTGCGATGGTCTGCCCTGCCTGCGGTGCTTTGTTTCCTGAGCCGGTAAAGAAGTCGATGGTTTTGCGAAACGACGACATCATGGGCCTGGAAGGCACGGATATGGAAGTGACAAGCTGGAATTGGCGCAAGCACACCAGCAAAGCCAGTGGCAAGGATATGCTTGCCGTAACCTATTACGGGAGCCTGAGCGATGCGCCGATTACGGAATACCTGCCGATTGCCCACGATGGTTATGCGGGCCAGCGGGCAATAAGCCAATTGTTGAGCTTGGCCACCAGCGCCAGCATTGCGCATGGCGGGCTGAACGTAGCAACGATGGACGAAATGGCCGCCAACATGAACGAGGCCACGCCGCCAAAGTTCATTGAGTTTCGCAAAGATGGTAAATTTTTTAGAGTAATGAAAAGGAGCTGGGAATGAGACACGCTGAACCTGAATTGATAAAGGACTACAAGCGATTGATTGCCTTCGGGCCACCGATGTGCTGCCATACCTGCGAGTTTTACGACGTGAAGGGAACGTGCGTCGTGTTCTTTATGGAGCCGCCCGAGGATTTCGCAGCCACGCCGAGCGCTTGCCCAGAGTGGGAAGGAGAGGTGCCTTTTTGACCGCTGAAAAAATACCCTCTGAGCACTACGAGCAGGCACTGGTAGTTCAGTGGTTTCGCCGCACTTACCCTGGCGTCCTGATTCACTCTATCCCCAACGGCGGGGCGCGAAGTATGGCCACTGCGGTGGCGCTGAAGGTGGAAGGTACTGTGGCAGGTATTCCTGATCTGTTCGTGCCAGCCTGGCGCCTGTGGATCGAAATGAAGCGGGTGAAGGGTGGAAGCCTGAGCCCTGACCAGAAAAGCATCATTGCCTATCTTGAAAGTGTGAAATACTGCTGTATAGTGGGAAAAGGTGCTGAGGATGCGAAGGCAAAGATCAGCGCTTTTTTTGACGAACACAAAGGAAATTTATGAACGAGAAGATCAAAGACCGCTACATGACGGTGCGCTTGCCTGCGGACGTGGAAATGTTGCTGCGCAAGCACGCGCAGGAATCGACGCG